GCTTGTTCAAGCGCAATGCTCTCATCTTCTTTGTCTTGCTTTTTCGGCATAAGAGCGTTCAAGGCTTGCACTTGTGCGTTCAAGTTTTCGAGTTCGCTCGGCTCGTCTAATTCGTCCCTATCAAGGAACGTACTTTGCATAACGTCCAAATGGCAAGTTTGGCTCGTGATAACCGAAAGCACAAGAGGCGGCGTGTCGCCCGATTGCTGTTCAATGTTGACAACGTTGATAATCAGCACGGGAGAGTTCTCGCCTTGTCCCGCGTAAAAGGTAAACTCTTTCGGCAACTTTCTTTCGTATAACGCATATTCCACGCCCTTGTACATAAGCGTTTTGAGATAGCGCATATAATAGTTTTTGCTGGTCTTAATCGAGCCGTCGCGCGCCGTGTACGTCATACCTATTTTCGTGGACGTAGAAGCCACGTAATCAGCCGAAACAGCACCGCTTGACGTAAACATCGGTGCAAGTATGCTCGTCGGCACAAATACGTTTAAGAGTTTGTTTTGAAATTGCCCTTGATAAAGGGGAAAGTCTTTTTGCAAATCGGCAATTCTGCCACTTTCAGTTAAATAAATTCTAATTGTGTTCATTTCAACCTCGTTAAAAATCTTTTTATTATATTATACGCTTTATAGAAGAAATTATTGCTTTCTCTTGAATATCGCGTCTTTGTTCGGTGCGCCCCATACCCACTTTTTAAGTGCTTGCGCTCTTGTAAAGTTTTCGGGGATATTTCTTGCTATGACAAACTGCGTTTTGTACGGCAATGACGGGTTTTCCGCGCCAATATCGGGGTTAAGCGCAACATCGCAAAGAATAGCAATCGCCTTAACTCTTTGATAGCCCTCGGTGTCCACAAAATGGCTGTCGGACACGTTTTGCAATACGCTCGCAAGGTCTATTCCAAATTGCGTAACGACCGTCTTTTCACTGTTTAACGGGTTTTGCGCCGTCTGCGACTTGTCTATCGCAAAAGTGAAATATTTGTCCATTAAAGCCCCGTTTTTGTCCGTAGGCGTTATGATAACGCTGTTGTTGATAAAGCCCGTCGAAAGTTTGTTCACTTCTTCCGCAAGCAAAACTATGCGTACATTGCTTTTTCTCGGCAAGAACACATAAGGCGAAATCACAAAAGTGTCGCTATTCGTTACCATTTGCAAGTTGTAGTTCACGGAAATCGCCTCACGGCAGTCTTTCAACAAGCCTATCCCTCGCCCGTTAAAGTTAGTATCAAACGCCCTAACGTTCGTCGCAAGCACATCTTGTTTCCCGATAAAGTTGCTTGCCGAATTGTCCTTTGTCGTAATCGGACACTCGGGGAACGCCATAATTTCAGCGGGTGTCGGCGTGCCGATGCTCCCTAAAATGTAGAAGTCCATTAAAGAAGCACGTCCGTATATATCCGTGTACTTAACCGCCCACAACGAGTTATAAGAGCCTTTGCTCGGCGTTTCGTTGCTTATCTGTTCCGTGGCGATAACTTTGTTGCCCGCAGAATAGTTATCTTCCATATCGTATTCGTAGGTCAAGGTCGTTTCGCTCGAATACGCGTTTATCGGGTTGATAACTTCAAGATAAAGGTCGCTTTGCCCAACGGTTTGGTCGTACCCGCTCGTGTCTTTGTCGCCCTTAAAAACGGTAACGGCATATTTCGCAAAGTCCGTCCCAACTCCCGCAATAAGGCTTGCCAAATGGTTGTAGTCCAACACATAATTTCCGTTGTATGCAAGTTGCGTTTCGTCGTCGGTCAGCAATAACAAGTCATTTATGGCAAATTCGCGCCAAATAAGGCTTTGTTCGCTTATCTCGTAAAATCTCGGCTCGCTCGGAATACCGATGATATTGCTCAACTCGTTGTAGTCTTTGCTGAATGTTATCTTGCTTATAATGCACGAATGATAGATTGTATGCGTAACTTTCGCCACATAGTAAAGTTCGCCGTCTATGCGGTATAATTCGCCCTTGTGCTTTATGTTGTCCCAACTATCGTTCCATTCGCTTTTTTCGTACGTATTGTTGCCCGTTCTTATGAGTTTTCCGTACATCTGATTGCCGAACTTTATGCTGTCAATAACAACGTCCGTTTGGTTGTTAAATTGATTGTGTTCGGGGTATCTATCCCACTTTGAGTTCAGCAAATATTTGCGTAAATCGGGACGGATATGGTTTTGTCGCACGCTGTCTTTCGTCCTGTATCTCACAAAGAACGAATAATCGTTGACTTTGTAATTCGTCCAATACCCACTTTGGGGAGCGGGTGCGAGTACGGGGTAGCCATTAAATGCGCTATAAATCGCCTTTTTAATCGCATAATCGGTATAAATGTTCGTGTTCGCTTGCGGAAGTTGATAGTCCCCGCCCGCGATTATGTTCGTGCCGAGTTTGTAATAAAGCGCAATGCCCCTATTCGGGATAACCGTGTAATCAATCGAAAGCGTTTTGTAAACGTTCTCTTCATAGATATATTCGGTCAAGTCGGCAATCGCGCCGTCGCTGTTCCGCCTAACTTTAATATCCAACAGTTCGATAATAGGCTTTGACACAATAATCTGCGCCGTATCATTCGACACCAACAGTTGCTCGTGCGTTGTTTTCGGCGACACCCATTCTTCCACATATCCGCCTAATTGCACCATATTCGTAATGTAGGAAGAAGTCGCACTTATGTAGTCCTCAACGCTTCGGCTGTTAAAAAGCGACACCTTTGTCCCGTCTTTGTGTTGCTCGTCCGTGCGCCCTAAACGATTGAAAGTTATCATAAAGCGGTCGTCCGTGCCAAATACTAACTCGGGGATAGCGTGAATGTAGTTGCCCACTTCCACCATAATTTCCCAAAGGTTTTTTTGATTGTAAAAGTTCTCGATGATAACAGTCGAGTTTAGTTCGTCAATAAAGTTTTCGTCCACATAGAACGGCAACGTGGAATTGTTTATATCCGCGATGTACACGCCGTCTTTTTTCTCGTAAAGCCCCGAATTTACTACTGCCTTCTGCAACAAAGCAAGCGCGGAATACGGCGTTGATGAAGCGTAAACGATTTCTTTCGTATCTACGCCGTAAGTAATGAACGAGGCTTTCCCGCTCGTGTTTTGCGCGGTCATATAAAGGTTTGTGGTAGACTGCGTTTGGGTTGTGCCACCTATGTAGACGACATTGCGTTCCAGATAATATTCTTGATAATAACTTGGCATTGCGCCAGTGAATTTATGTACCCTATCCCCATATCCTGCGGGAATATTATCATCGAATTGATGAAGCGAAAACGTAATTTCATAACGGTAGTCCTTTTTAATATCTATTTTTTGAGTAATATAAGACGGCGCGGGCGCAGAAGTGTCCGTGTATTTTTTATAATAGAGGTCTTGTTGAAGCGCACCGCTAATATCAATGCTCTTTTCAAGGCTCTCTAATACCCATTCCCCGCCTTTAATATCCCTTGTAGGGATAGTAACGCCGTATCCTTTAAGTTCGGAGTTGGATATAATAGTCCCGCTCCATTGCCTTTTGAGTGTATCGTTTAATGTGTATTCTTTTATTGAATAGTCAAGTGAAGCATAGCCAACACCGCCCCACGTTGTCGTTGAGTTATCTGCGCCACAATATATTTGGACTTTCGGTATTACAAACCTTGCCGAGTAAGTCCCGTCTTCGTTCTTGAATTTGTCAATATTGTTGTATATTGTAGTAAATTCTTCGTCCTTGTCGTTAAGGACTTTCGGCGTTCCCGATATGCCAAACTTCTTACCCGAAACATTATAATAACGCGTTATCTTGTGCGCAACAGTATCTTCTATTACTTCCGAAAAAGTGCCAAATTTTTTAGCGGGCGTGAAATTCTTTTGTACAAAGTCAAAAGTTGCCGTGGTATCGGGAAACGCAGGCACTTCTTCCAACGAAACATCTTTCAGTTTATAAGTGCTTGCAATATTGTCCACGAGCCTTTTTTGCGCCACAACGCTCGGCTCAATCAACGAAATATGATGGTCGAAATAGGTTTCGTCGCTCAATACGGGTTGATTTACAATATCTCTTGAAACACATCTATGTATCGTTTCAACGATTGTCCCGTTTTCGAGTATATCAACGATGAATTTTGTTTCGGGTTCAAACGCAGTTTTTGTAGTCAGCCCGAAAAGCGTAATCTCGGAAGTATCGAGAATTTGAGTAATATCCTCGGTAACATCTTGCCCTTGCGAAAGAAAGCGCGAAAAATCTTCGCCCCTGTACCCGTCTTTCGTGCTGTCGTATTTGTATATCTTTATCGTAAACATTTATCTCAATCTCCCTGCCGTAAGGTTTATGCTCGCCCTTGCTCTGTTGTATTCGATTGCGTTGTTCTCTTTGAACACTTTGTAGTTAAAGTCCCTTTCTCGCCCTGCATACTTGAAAGCAATCGACGTAGTGGCAGAAATAAGCCCAAATGCAGTACCCAACGCAATGCCCAACGGTCCGCCCGCCGCGCCATAGGTTGCGCCCATTGCTACCGACGAGGCAAAGTTTGTTCCGTCTTGATATATCTCATAAGTCCTCGAAATGTTCTCTTGCAACGCTTGGTCGCCGTACTTGTCGCCCAACCCTTGAAGCGCATAATTTATACCTGCGCCGATAAGTTGTTTGCTTACCGCAATTCCGTGCGTAATGTTTACGCGGAGAAACTGTTTTGACTGCGCGTAAGTATCCGCTTGTTTTGTGGAAGAGGTCGATGTCGGTTGGCTTTCGGACACTTGGTCGGCAGGTTTTTCGTTCGCGCCTTTGTTCGCAAGCCCCGCGTCTTTCCGCACAATAACTTCTATTCTTTGCGTACCTTGCTGATATAACATTGCCTATCTCCTTATCTTGCCCCAACCTTTTGTAGTAATGCTTGAAATGTTGAAATCGTTGTTCGTTAAAACCTTTTGCATCCGCTCTATAACATCTTTGTACACATAAGTATGCCCGTTGCTCTTTATACGGATATAAACGGGGATATTCACGTCTTTAACGGCTTCTTCCTTGCCGTCATACATAACGCACCCACAACGCCAAAAAAGGTCGTTAAAAGCCATTGTAAGCGGCTTATTGAAGTCGTAGAAAGACAATGTTTTCGCGGTTGTTAAAGATTGTGCCAAAAAGCCCGTTAAGTCGGGACGATTTTGCGTTGCAAGCGGGGTAGTGGTAAAAAAGTTTTCCAAAGTCGCCTTTGTTATGGGCATTGAAAGATATTTTGTTTCACCGACAATATTGCCGTTCTCGTCGTACTCATCGTCGCCGTTAAGTGAGATTTCGACTTCGGTATCACCATAAGACAACGCGTTTGCAAGATAACTTATCTTAAAATTGCTTGCGACAACAACCGTTTCTCCCAAAGGCGTCATAAACGGCTCTTGTTCGTATGTCAAGTCGCCCAACAAAATATACGCCTTGATAATATCGCCGTAAGAGTTTTGTATGTCTTGCGGGTTTCCCAAAAAAATGTTCCGTAATTTTGAAATATAATAGTCAAGGTTATTGATTTTGTCGGCTTGTATAAGGAAAGTAATTCGCCCTAAAATGGTCGCGCTGTCAATGTCTTGACTTGCAACAACTTCGCTGTCGGTTTTTTCCACCAAAGCATACGCTTGGTTCATCGAAAAGTTAAGGCTTCTCACCCAATCGTCCAACACCGAAAGACTTTGGTCTTCCTCAAATGTTTGTTCTTCGACTGCGACAAGGCGGTCTTTCCACTTATAAAATTCTATGTTCAAGTATTGCGCAATATCGACTTCGGTCTGCTTTCCGTTATCTTCGTCAACAAGCACAATGTTTTCGCTGTTCGGGTTGTTGTAAACAATCTTGCCGTTTGTGCGCTTTGAAGCCCAAAGGTTGCCGTTAAAGATTGTGTCGATTATGTTTTTAATGTCAGAAAGTGTGAAAATAGTTCTCATTTTATTCCTACCTTTTGTTGCCACTGTTCTTTGCGCTGCTCATAAGTGTATGGGCTTTTGACTGCCATTTCTTGCACATTCCACTTCTTTTGAGTGGCAATAAAATCGTCGCTGTACACAATGTTCTCCATAATGTCGTTCATAAGATACGCGACTTGCTTTTCGGTCATTCCTTCAATCTGTTGCATAGACTGCACGCGCAGGTATAGTTTACACTGTATGCCGTAATTTCGCCTGTTCTTTTCCGCCTCTTTAAGCGCGTCCCTTATCATATCGGCATTATTTGCCGTGAATATGAGAATTTGCTTTTTCGCCAACAAGCCATTGTAAACCGCATCAACAACATCTTCGAGTTCGCTGTTTATCCGCAATTCTCCGCCGATAATAAGTTTGTCCCCGCTTTGGCTTGCAACCATAGGGTTATAGAACGGTCTTGCGCTCGATTTTGCGGTGTCAAACACTTGCCTATTTACGGTTTTTGCGTTCGTGCGCCTTGAAATCTTACCGTTTTCGAGTTCTTTTTCACGATAGTTTATCAGCGGAATTTTGTTCCGCAGTTTCTTATTGTTGAAAATATCGAGAAGTGTAAAGTTTTGCGAAAATCGGTTTGCCATAATTCTATAAAATGCTGTTTAGTGTGGCGAAATATACTTTGTAGGGTTTCGGGTTATACTTAATGTCCATTTCGGTATTTTCGACGGAAAACAAGCGTTTACCAACGACAACAAGGTCATCGTGGTTTATTGTAATATCGTCGGTAAAATACTTAATATTCATCGACGACAAAGGAAGAATATTGCCCTTGATAAACTGTGTCGTAGTCCCCTCGACCGACCCTTTAATCATAAAGTCAAAACTGCCCACATAGTAATACTTGTTAGTTTGGTATCGGCTTATGTTGTTAAAACTTGCGTTGAGCAGCACAATGTTTTCGGGCAATTCGGTCAGAGTTTCCCACGCAATACCGTTGTATCTGAAATATGTTGATTGATATTTCAAAATGGTTTTATTGGTTTCAACAATTACGGTTTCTCCTTCGGCTTTCGGGGTTTGCGAGAAAGTCAAAGTTTCGTTGTCGAAAGTCCAAAATTTCCCGTCGTCGGTTTTATAGACAATCGTAAGGTTTGTGCTCTTTTCAAGCCCGATAAACCGCCTATAAAGCAAGCCCTTCGGCAGTTTTGCGGTTGACTTAAATTTCATCTTCATAACTTACCTACCATTCCGCGCCTTGCGGGATAACATTGTATTTCCCGTAATAGCGCAGTCCGAGCGTTTTCAGCATTTCGATTGCGTCCTTATGGAAGTCGCGTTCTTGATTACGCACAACATCTTCGCTCATATTTTGCATAGTGTCAAGGTCTATGCCCGCAACGCCCGAAATATCGCCGTTATCGAGCAAATACTCGCCCTCGATAAACATTGCCTCCAAAAAGGCTTGGCGGTATTCAAAGGGCGTGTAGCCCCTTATTCCGCGTACTGCGATTATGTAGTTGAGTTGTTGACGCGTGCTTTTGTTCGTATTGTAAATTTTGGTGTAAAACTTTCTTCTCAAAGCGGTCAGCCATATCCTAACCTTATCGGGTTGATTGCCGTCAATTTCGACTTCGAGATTTCTTCCCCTTTCTTGAAAATACTTGCTCGTAAGTTCGTATTGATGGTCTAAACCGATATAAACCGCGTCGTCATCGCTGAACGGATAGTGCAACAAATCTTCGCCCATAATGTCTATTTGTTCTTTTGTGTAAAACGGTGCAATGTATGCCATTGTTATTCTCCTTTTATGAATTGTTTTGAATAACTCTCGTAAGTTTCTTGCGCGTGTTTAGTGAGTTTGGTGTCGGGGTGCGTTTGCATATACTGTTCAATGTTGCCCGCTCTTGTTCTCAAAGTGTATTCGCTTTGGGGTTTAATACCCTCGATAGGCGACTGTTCGGGGACGGTTTTATCGCCTTTTGTGCCGAGTTCTTTGCCCGAATAAGACTGCAAAACTTCCTTGCCCTTGCTTTCGGCTTCCTCTTTCATAAGTTTGCCCTTTAAGGTATTTTCCGAGTGTATTTGCGTTTTAAGCGGAACAGCGGTCGTGGCAAATTTTTTCCCGTTTCTTGCGGTGGCAATAACTTGAATTTTGTCGCCCGACCTAACATTGTCATTGACAATATATGTATATCCGTCAACGGTTTTGCCTAAACCTTGCCCTTTCGAGCCATATCCACAGCGTGCTATCTTTGCCATAATAATTCTCCTTTATATTATATTATACGCTTTGGGTAAAAAAAATGGTAGGGAGATTATCCCTACCACTTCTTTGAATTAGCCTTAATTGGTCGTGCCGTCGTTAAAGCCTGCAACAGCGGAGTTGCCCGTTACGACTTTGCCATCAATCGGCGTGAACTTGATAGTGTTCATAATCAAGGCGATGTTTTCAGCCGTCCATTTGTTGGCAAGGCTCGCGCCTGCGTCTTGGAGAACTTTAATCGTGCCACCGTGCAACACTTCTACGCCGACTTTCATCTTGGGAAGAATGTACACGCCACCGAAATAGGTGTTGGGGTTCGCGGTCACGGACGGTCCGACGATACCACGGCAAGTACCTGCGCCGTAAACAATCATACCTGCAAGGCTGTCAAGCAAGCCACGGACACCTGCGATATTGGTTTCAGCGTCGTTTGAAGTGCCGAGAATGCCCAGAGCAACATATACGAATTTTCTCGTAACCTTGTTGAAGATGAACATATCAACGCCGTCATACATACCGCACAAGCCAGTTCTGCTGTCGATACGAGCGGTTTCTTGTCCAGAGAACGGGTTCATAAAGCCCGTTGCAAGAATACGCGCCGATGCTTCGCTTGCGTTCTGCAAATATTGGCTCTTTAAGAGTTTGTTGAGTTGCGGGGTGATAAAGCCCTGTCTTTCGTCTGCGGGAACGGTAAATGCGCCGATTTCGGGAATACCGTCGTTGAACTCTTCATTTGCCGAAAGGAATGCGTTGGGTGCGCTATTTGCGTCCGTTGCGCCGACAGTGGGGTCAAATGCAAAGACAGAACTTGCGATTTCGTCTGCCGAAATATCCGCCGCAACAATCGAGCCGACCTGATGTTTCATACCTTTATCGAAGTTATCGCCGTTACGGAAGAAGCCTTCGATTTGTTTTGCGTAGGTGATGATGTTGATAGACATACCCGCCGTTTTGACAAGTTGTGCAAGGACGACCTGTTTCAGCGCGATGGGGTTGGAATAGATTTGCGAGGAAGTGATTGCTACACCTTCGTCGTAAATCAAGTCAACGGGAATAGTGTATTTGGTTGACTGCGGAGCGTTGTTGAAACCGCCCTCGTTCTTTTGGTTGTGGTAAGTGCCGTTGTTGGTCGCGCCGAGTTGTCTAAATCTCGGAGCATAGGGCAATACCCTCATAACGTCGATGTAAGTAACGTCCTCAACGTCTTCCGTTTTGGTGTACTTATCGACAACGCCTTTTCCGTTGATGTGTTGAATTTCGGGGAAAATGTTTTCATATACTAACATTGAACTTGCGTGTTCAACGTCAAAACCGTTTACTGCCTTAAATGCCATAGTTGTATCTCCTTATAATTGAATTAGTTTTTACAAAAACTGTTTCGCATAATTGTCAAAGGTTTCGTTTGCGTACTTATCCTTTTCGATAACGCCTTGACGACTTATGTTGCCAAAGTCTTTGTTTTCGTATTTGTCTTTTAAGTCGTTAGTTTCTTCTTGCGACTTTGCGAGTTTGTCTTTAAGGTCGGTGTTTTCCTTGACAAGTGCATCGAATTTCGCCTCAAACGCGGACAATCTTTCCATAAGTTCGTCTTTTGTTACAAGGTCTTCAACGCGAACACCGTTCCCTACGGGTTCAACTTCCTGTACCTCGGGGTTTTCAGGTTTGGGTTCTTCTTTGGCAGTTTGTTCTTCCACAACCTCTTCTTTTTTGGTCTGCTCTTCTTCAACAGGCTTTTCTTCTGCGACAGGCTGTTCTTCTACCTTCTCTTCTTGTTTTTTCTGTTCCACCTCGGGGACTTCCGTTGTTTTTTCCGTTGCTTTAATCTTCCACATAGTTTTACTCCTTTTTTATTAGATTTCTGCTTAATTTCGTCTTTGGTTTCATCGAAAAATCTTCTACCAACTTGCGAACGGCGTATTGCTCTTCGGCAGTCGTCTTTTTTAGAGCCGTAAAGCATTTACACTACTTACCTTTGTGCTTTCGTGCGCTTTTATATATTATTATACGCCTTTCTCGAAAAATTATTTATTCCACGATGACATCATCGTGTCTTGCTGTTGGTCGCGCCTTGCTTTTGTTTCTTTAAGATAAGCGATTTCTCGGTCTTGCTCGTCTTTTGTCAAGGCATTGCCGTAAGTCATCTTGACGTACAATTCTTCGCTCATATTGCCTGCGCTGAAACTGTCGCCGTTTGCCTTTTGCCTTTCGATAAAAGGTGCTTGGTCTTCTGCTTTCAAGATTATTTCGACAGGACCGTGGTTGTAATAGTACATCATTTCTCTCAAAAGTTCGTTGATTTCGGGAGCATTGAGTTGAATTTGTCCTTTCAGCCACGTATCGCTCTTTGTTCTTTCGCTGACAATCTCGGTAGCCGTTCTTGCGCCTGCGCCCTCGCTCAAAAATGAGGCAATCGAACTTGCGGACACGTTGAGTTTGAACGCACAGTCTTTATAGATATTCTCCATTTGCGTACGCATATCGTCGCCGCGGAGCAAAAACTGAATAGGAGTGATTTTATCACTATCGCCATTTATGCTCGCAATCTTCTGATAAAACCTTTCGCTCAACGCCCTGTCTTCATACGCGGGGTCGTCTTTGTTCCAAAACTCTTCGGGGACTAACGCTCTTGCTCTTGCAAGGTCAACTTCGTTCTTCTCAAAGTATTTCATTTGGTCGTATTGGAAGTTTTCCGTAAACAATATATCGCCGATAGGTTGTCCGAATTGCGTGTTCGGAATTTGCGGTATATCGTCCGTAAAGCGGAGAAGATAGCACCCTAATGAGTTTGTGAAAGGCAAGTATTGTTCTTCGTCCAAAACAACGCTCGGGAAGTGGGACTTCACGTATTCTTTTACTTTGGGCGGGAGATTTTTCCAGTTTACGCGTGTCGCATTGTTTTTTGGACGACTTTGGACTTCGGTTTGCAGGTTTGCGGAGGCTTTGTAAATACTTGCCTTTACACAGGGTTTGTTTTCTTCGTTGAAATATCTTTCTTCGCAAATACCGTAATGGTCTTTTCCACCGCTCGGGTTTGTGTTATGCACAGCGTCAAAGAACACTTTTACGCTTATAACCTTTCCGTTGGGGTCTATATCGGCAAAGAAAGTGTCTATCCTATGCGCGGTTGCATAGAGTTCCTTGTCGCTCCTATTGAGTTTAAGCAAGGAAGTTCCGCCTGCTATGGCGAACTTATGCGCTTTTTTGATAGCCTTATAAAACTTTGTTCTCTTTGCCCATTGCGTGGCAAATTGATAGTCTGCCCCGATGCCGCTGAAATCAATGCCGTGTGCAAAAAGCATATTATTCAAGCCCGTAGCAATGCTCTGCAACATTCTTTGCGGAACAAGTCCGCTTTGCTTGTTGTGGAAACCGTTTACCCACCCGTCATAGCACGCCAAGCACCTGTTAAGATAAATAGCATAGAAAGAGTAATAATACTCGGGGGCTAAAAGATAGAATGTGTTATTTACATAGAAGTCAAAGTAATTCCCGAGCGTATTGTCGTTAAAGCCCACTGTATCAATATCAAAAATTTGTTGGCTCATAAGAAATCTCCTTATTTTTGTGCTTTTTTATGACTTTGGCTTATTTTCTTTCTTGTTGCTTGTCTTTGTTCTTCTTTTACTACGTTTGTTTGCAGTTCCTTAAAGAACGCGGCAAGTTTGTCGCTCGAACACACTGAAACGAGTTGCATAAACTCGTCAAAGTCTTGGCGCAAACCTTTAATTTCGCTTAAAAACTCACAAAAACAGTTAAGAATAAGCCTATTTGCCTGCGTTTGGTCGCTGATTGCTGATAAAATGTCGTCTTGTTTCATTACGTCAAGGACTTCTCTGTCGATATTGCCACCTTCGGTTTTAATGTTTTCCATATTATTCTCCTTTTTCGTCGTCTGTCAAGTAAAGTTTCATCAATGCGCTTGCGTTCCTAAAACTCTGTTTCGCTTGGATAAGTTGTTTTGTGGTTTCCGTAAGAACGTTGAGAAAAGCAATTCGCACCGCCTCGTCTTCGGTTTTCCCCGAGCCTTCAAAGCCGATGTCTTTCAAAAATTCTTCTTCGGTCATCTTGGCGTGTCGGGAAAAAGTCTTTGCTATAATGAAATTCATAAGATTGTCGGCGGTTCTTTCTTCCGCCAACTGTTGTGCCCTTTTTTCGTCCATACAAATTCTCCTTATTTCTTAAAGCCTGCTAACTTTTTAATGTCGGTGTAATGCGCTTCTTGCTCGTAGTTTCTCTTTCGTATCGGGAAAGAAAGGTTATAGCAGTTGCTATAATACGGCACAAGCGCGTACTCTAAACTATCGCACCCGTCGTTCTTAATACTCGGGTCTAACTTGCCTTTTTTGTATCTTTGCGCCTCAATCTCTTTCACAAGCCTATGTTTATTCGGTTCACCGTTCCACATAGACGTACCCTCGTTAAGAATAGTAAGCACATTATACGCAAAAGCATTCTTTATTATGCCGAGGTTGACGTCCTTCTTCTTCATCGTAAAGCCTTTAATGTCGATATACTTCCACATTTTCTTTCTCGGCGATGTTTTTTTCAAGTGCTTTAATTGTGCAATAAACGGGCTTGCCGCGCCGTCCACGCTCAAAATAGTATGCAATTGATTATACGCTATCCCGTACTTATCGTCCAAAAAGCCCAAAAACTCGTCCAACAAATCGCACTGTTCTGTCGGCGCAAGAGTTTTGTTCGTTTCCGACGGGTCGTCATAGCACACTTCAAGCGTTTGAGCCGTTCCGTCATCGAGTATTGCAACAGGCGTAACGAAAAACGTGTCATTCGCGGTCGCGTGGTCTATGCCTATAATAAGAGTAACTATGTAGTGTTCGTCTAACTGATAGGCTCTCTTGTAGTTCTTCTCTCTTGTAAACTGCGGGAAAACAACGTCGCTCGTGCTCGCGAATATGTCTCCCAAAAACATTCGCCTAAACTCGGTGTAGTTTACTTTCTTGTAGTTCTCTATGTAGTTTCGCGTTTGTTCGTTTAACAGTTCCCATATATTATAGCAATTCGCATAAATATAACACCATTCGGGGTCTTGTTTTTTCTCGTTTACAAAGTCTATAAACCAGTGCCCTATCGTTTCGCTGTTGCCTACGACAATCATTTTCGCTTCCATATCCAGTTGGCGAATAAAAGTCGCAATAGACTGCTCAACCACGTTCGCGTCCTTATTTTTCTGCGCTTCTTCAAACAGCACCAAAGACAGTTTATTCTTCGTCGAAATACCTCTTGTCCTTTGTCCGCCCTTACTATCCGTAATCGGATAAAAGAACGTCCCGCCTTTCTGCCCCTTATGCACCACCCTATCGTGGGACTTCGGAATGTACCATTCGCACGACATTTCGTCGCCCACATCGTAGTTCGAGTTCTTCAAAAACTTCTCAATCTCATTGATGATACTGTCCTTAATTTCCGTCGCCGTAGCCTGCAAAAAAACAATGTCCCTGTCAGGATATTTGTTTGTGAACACCCACCAAATAGCCACAAGAATACTCGTCTTGCCCGAAATACGCCCCGACGACAAAAGAAAATATCTGTAATTGTCGTAAAAAATCTCTTTATACACATCGGGTATCAGCAAATTGTCCGCCGACAACCCGTTATTATTCAACAGTTCCTTGTCCATCTTCTACCACAAAATCTTTCGTTTCAAGCACAACCTTATTGCGCTCGTCTTCCAACTCTTCCTTTTTGCTCGCGTCAACAATGTTCACCGTTATCCCGCCTATCTGCAAGTTGTCAATGTTCGGCAACATATTCAGCCCCAAAATGCGGTCAAGTTCCTTCCGCGCCTTAATTCGCACGTCAACGTCGTCCACTTCCTCTATCTTGACCGACTTAATCTTCCCGCTCTCGTCTTTCGTCGTCGTCTTCTTGTAACTCTTTATCTTGCCGTTAAGTATGTCCCGATAAAACTGTATCCGCCTCGCCGTCTCTCCGTCCGCACCGTCTATCGTCTGCAACAACTTCTCCGCCTTATCCTGCAACGCCAGCGCATCCACCTGCTTGTTCAGCAAACTCTCCTTCTCCGTGAGTTCCTTCGCCCGCCTGTTCGCCAACAACCGCTCTATAAGGTCGCTCATTACCTTGTTGTCCCGCTCCATTATCCACGCCGCTTGGCTCGCGTTCCTCGCCGCGTACCCACACATCTTGTACGACTGCGCCTTCCCGTACCCTTGCCCCCTAAAATCTACGTACTTCCGCTGCCGCTCGTTCAGCCCCTCGTACGCCTTTTGCTCATCTACCGTAAAACACGCGTATCTCTTCATCCCACGCCCTCCTTTCTTCTATTATTATACGCCTTGCCCTATATTCGCTATATAGGGGGGTTTGAAATGGACCCCCTGACATTCCCTCTGATACCTTAGGGGGGTATGGGGGGCATACTCCCACGCTCTCCCGCGCCCGTAAACGCGCCTGTATGACACGAAACAACGCCGAATGATAAATCTATCTATCGCGCCCGTAAAATGCCTTACAACCGCCTTGTAGGGCTTGAAAAGGGCAACTGCGCCTTTCTTGGCTCTTTTCTGATGTCGGCGGCGGGTGGGTTCGGCTGTGTATGTATACACGCACGCGCACGCGTAAGGGTTATGTTTAGAAAACTAAACAAGGTCGGCTCGGCTTGTCCCTTTGCTGATAAGTTTAGAAAACAAAACACGGGCTTTCCATCGTTGTTTAGAAAACTAAACTCGGTCGGTTCTGTTTAGAAAACAAAACAACGGTCGGGATGAAAAAACAGTCGACGGCTCTCTCGGTCGGTTGGTTGGTTCTCTCTCTTATCTGAAAAGCGGCAAACGGCCGCGGCTCCGTCTCTGTGTATACGTACACGCGCGCGCGTTGGCTCCGTTCTTTTCTCGCTTTCGTTTCTTTTATCGGGAAAAAATCTTTTTTCTTTTTTTCTTTCTTTTATATATTTTCTTTCTTTTTGTTCTTTATTCTAAAAAGAGTAATTTTCTTTTCTTTCTCTCTTTTCTTAAAAAAAGCAAGTACAAGTAATATGCTTATAGTTATTACTTAAAGTAAGTGCTTCTAATAAATAAATAAATAATAAAATAATAATAATAAATAGGGGAAATAATAGATAAGATAATATATAACAAGGACGGGGAAAAAATGGCGCAAAAAAAGGGCTTTTTATCGCCCTTTAATATTATATAGATTTTAAGTTAAAAACGGGATAGCGTCCATACGGCAAAAATAAGACTTATAACTAAAATAAACGCCGTAATTGATAGGGATATAACCCACGCGCGCCCGTCGCGTTCTGGCGGCTTGTTTTGTGCCTCGGCTCGGCGTTCCTTGTCGCGGTGTTTCTCTTTCTCAAAGTCCAAACGCTCCCGCGCAAGTTTTAATTTCTCCCGTTCAATTTCAATTTTTTCGTCGGGCTTTTTTTCGCCTAACGCCTCCCGTAAGTCGTCAATATCTATCCGCATTTTCCCGCCCTCCTAAATGGCGCGCCCGTTAGCGTCAAACTTGTACTCACAATAAACCGCCGCGCGGTCGTTGCGGTTTCCGCTTGCGTTCCAGTAACAATAGCCTTTGCCGTTTGATAAGTCGCCATACTCGGCAAGTTGTAAACCCCTTTTCTCGGCGTTGCGTTCCGCCGCCTGATATGTCTTATATTCTTTCATAATATCCCCCCTTATATTCTCGTATAGCCGCTTTTAATAAGTCGGTCGGCGTAACGGTCAATATCGCTTTTTTTTGCCGTTATAGTGTCGCTATCGCGTCTAAAAAGATAATAGCCCCGTTCCACCGTGTGCGCCTCGTGGTCAATCTCAATTTGTAGCGCGTTGCCGTTTTTGTTCGTTCTCGTGGTCATTCGTTCAATCATTGTTTTATACTCCTTTATTTGGTTGCGCGGTTAGTCGCGCCATTTCAAGCCATCAACCGCAATTTCGTTTAATTCGTGCGCTTTCGCGTTCGCCGCGTCAAACGCTTTTCGGGTTTCGGCGGTCAGTCGCTCGATTTCGTCAAGGTATGTTTCGATATTGTCAATATATTTATAACGGTTTACGACTTCCGCGACGGCTTCCGCGTGTATTATATTGTTTTCGTCAATGATTTTTGCGCGGTTTTTTGTCCAAATGTCAACCCCGCGCCCATACGCTCCGCGCTCGTTTATTGATATACTGTCTTTTACCTGTGTAAAATAATTAGTCGGAAAGTAAAACGCAAAACCCTTTTCGCGCATTTCGTCGCGGATTTTTTCGGCGGTTTTCTCGCCGTGTTTTTTGCCGTCGTACTTTTTTATGATTTCCGCAAGTGCCGCTTTGCACGTTTCGACAAGTATATAATTATAATTATTTTTTAGAACTTTCCCGCGCGCGCTTATGCGTTCGGCGTTTTTCTGCAATTTTTCGATTTCAAGCGATGCAAGCCCCGCCGCGTCGCGGTCGTGCGCCTTATGCGCGGCAATAAAAGCAGCGTTGGCTTTTTCGCGTTCCGCGTCGTTCGCGCGTTTTACTTCCAGATTTGCTTCAATTTCCTTTTTGATTTCGTTTAATGTTTTCATATACACTCCTTCCCCCGCGATAACGCCCGCGGGGTGGCGCGTTTTCTGTTTATTTATTCCTGCAAGTGCAAAGCATAATTTTTGCCGTGTCGTCGGGGGTTTCAATAAAAACGGGTCGGGTGGCGTTGTCGGCGTCAACCGTAATTATAACGCGCTTATTGTCTCCATAATCTTTGATGGCGTTTAATATCTCTGCAAGCATTTTTGCATTTATTCCGATTTGCGCGGGCTGTTTCGGTGCGCTCATTTCAAAAAGGCGTTCCCACTCGATATAATTAGCAAGGTATCGCGTTGTTATACTTGTTGCGCCGTCGCTCATTGTTACGCTTTTATCGTCGTTTATCGTAAAATTTACAATCATCGCGCCCTTGTCGATTTTTGCGGGCTTTACGAAAAAATCAAACTCCGCGCCATCCTGCGCGATTATTTCGCTTGTTACGGTTGCAAGCCTAAACCCGTCGCACCCGATAGCGGTCGCCTTGTTGCCTCTTACTTCGATTTTAATATATTGCAAACATTCGCGCGCGCCGCTCGTGTCGATACACGCGCCGCAAACCTTAAACATTTTTATAACATCATTAGCATTGATTGATACATAGTTTTCCATTTTTATACTCCTTTGCCCGCGTTTATGCCCACGGGCGGGCGGTTTTTATTTATGCGTCTTGTAAATTATATTTTGCGTACAACTCGCTGTTAGGGTGCTGTGATTTTAATATTTTCGCAATCTCTTTATATGCTTCGTATAATTTGGTTCTTGCTTCTCTTATTCCCGTAGCTTCCGCCAATTTGCCGTCCACATTGTCGTCAATTTCGTATATTGCGTTGTCAATAACTTTAAGCGCGTCGCTTATTTGGTATTCCTTAAATTGCGGTTCTTCTTCTATCCAAATATTGACCGTTTCACCTGTTGCAAGGTTGATTTCTAATCTATCTTCTAAATCACTTATCCAAGCGTTTACACCTTCACAAGTGCTGTAATATATGTCGTATCCCGCTTTTTCGCTTTTCATTTCGTCTTTGATATAATCTGTCGGGAAAAGTTTGTCCGCTTCTATCCACGCTTGTTCTCTGCTGTTTACTTTCATTTTATACTCCTTCGGGCTTTCGCCCTTGTTTTGTTTCTTCTTAAATTATATAACGGGCGTTTAGCGTTGTCAATAGTTTTTTCACATTTTCCAAAAAAATTTTTCGCACAGCCCCACCCGTCATCTTTGCTTTAATGCGATAAAGTGGCAAAGCAAAAGGATATGCCCCTCGGTTCATTTTTTTTCTATTAAGGCGCCTCGTTTGCATTTTTCCAAAAACAAAACCCCCGCCCAACGATTTTTTCTATCGTATTAAGGGGGGGGGTGTCTTTTTTTCTGACCTTGCTATTTCCCTATTAAGGGGGGGGCTACTTGTATTCTTCCGCGACTTCCTGCGCCTTTTCCTTGACCGTCCTAAAATGTTTGATGACCGTGTTGTTACTGCACCCGATTATCGCGCCGATGGCTTTGCTGTCATAGCCTTGTAGTTTAAGGTCTATTATTTGCCGCTCTACGGGCTCACAACGCCCTTTTATCTTGTTGATAATGATAATGTTCTCGTCTATCATTTCCGCGTCTTTTAAGGCGGGTGCAAGGTCAAGGGGGGCTTGCCGATTGCTTGTCTTGATTTCTTTGTTGTGCAGTCTTTTTATGTAGAAGTACACGCTCTTATAAGCATAAGTCGTCCACTTCGCGTGCTTGCTCTCGTCGTACCTTTCTAAACAAGTACACATATACAAGATTGCACTTTGCCTCAAATCTTCGTCGCTCGAAAGCCCTTGATTTTTAAGCGCAGTGTTCACAACCCATAAACTATTCTCAATAGTTTCGCGCTGTTCGTCCGATAACATACTCACCTCTTAAAATGGCGTTTCTTCTTCTACTTCTTCTTTCTTTGAGGGGACAAAGTTCCAACCTCTGACCGTGATTGCCCAATTCGTGCGCGTGTCCGTCGTAAAACTGTTCATCGAGCCGTATATTTCTATGGGGCTTCCTTTCTTGAAATACCTTGCGATTGACTTTGCCTTATCGTCCCACGCAACACATACGAAAAAGTCCGTCTTGTCTTTGCCGTCTTGTACCGCTACGCTAAATCTTGCGTTCACCGCGCCGCTTACCGTTTCCGATAAGTCCACGTCTCTTGTCAATCTTCCTGATATTGATATGTTGTTCATTTCTTTCCCTCCAACTTTATCGTCTTATACACGCCGTTGCCCGTTGCGATGCTCAAAACAAATTCCCGTTCGGTCAGCGCAAAGTTCGTATGGAACACAATCTTGTCTTGCGACAGTTCCTTTATCGGTCTGATTACTTCCAACAGTTCGCCGTCCTTGCACATCAACAGTACATAATTAAAAGTTTCGCCGTCTAAAAGCCCCACATCTGCGTTTGTCGTTACTTCGATAAAATAGTCGTCCGAATGATAACCGTCGTTATAATCGCTTGCTTTGACTTCCCCGATGCTTTGAACGGTCGTTACGGTCGCCGTGATTTCGACAGGCTTTTCTTCTTCCACGCACCCGACAAGGCACACGCACATTATTGCTATGATTGCTACGATTAAAAGTTTTTTCATTTTCTATTCTCCTTATAGTTCAAGGCAATATTTTTAGCCTTGATTACAGCTGTGATATCATCTTGTGTCCTAACGTTGCCGTTTAGCCGCCATCCTTCTCCGTAAGCTTCTGAAAGTTTGCAACCATACATTTCAATATACACGGTCAATGCCGTTACCAACAGGACGAGTTGCTTTTTCATTATCTCCAAATCGCTTTCTTGTTCGTTTAATTTTTCTTCTGCTTTACACCAATTGTGGAAATACATAGTTGAACAATCATTTGCTATTTTATATTTTTGTTTCCACTGTTCTATTTCAGCGTTTTCTTTTTCAATTTGTTGTTTTCTTAAAAAGTTTTTTAACATTTTTCATTCTCCTTTACTTGTTTTGTCAACCAAATACTCCGCCCGACCATAACTCCGCCGAACACCGCAAACAGCAACGATATACAAATGTATATCGCCTGCACTGCAATCGGAAAATGCTTCCAACACACCCCGACACATACGGCTGTTATCACCGAGGATATCAACAAAGTTATGCCGTTCGTTCTTAACGCTCTAATCTGTTTCATTTTTCTTCTTCCTTGTCATATATATTGCCGATTACTTCATAAGGGCAATCGTCCATTGTTTGCCAATCGTCACCTATATTGACTAAAAACGCACATTCTGCATTTTGCCACTCTATAAACCCTTGTGTTCCGTGCGGACTTTCTACAATATCACCCTCGAAAATCTTCTTGCCGTTCTTATCACATAAGCCCGTAAATTGCCCAACGGTTTCTGGCTTAACTTCAACTGCGCAAGCAAACTCTCCGTAGGTAAAATAAGTTGCGTCTTGTTCGATTATAAATGTTTCATTTTTGTCTGTAACACAATTTAATGCTTCTACAAGAAAACCATAAGCCCATTCGTCGTTATCTACTCGTTTGCCTCTGAATAAAATGTTTCTCATCATTCATACTCCTTTAACAGTTCGTCGATTTTCTCGATTTCCACAACTTCACGGCAATAGTCGTTCACATAAGATTTCGCTTTTACCTTTTCCGCAAACTCCATAACCGCTGAACGCTCCCACATATCCTTTAAGCCCTCAACGCCGTCTATGCCCATTATATAATCGTTTATGCCTTTTCCAAGAAGTTCGTCAAGTCGTTCAACAATCGTGTTAAGGTGCTTGATTTCGGCTTTGAGTTTGTCCGCATCGCTCGCTCGCTTATAAGGGTTTTCGGTGAATTTGTCTGTGTTTCTATCGCGTGCTTTTGCCGCTTCATATATTGCTTGCCAATATTCTTCGTCAGTCATTTTCGTACTCCCTTTTGTCTTTTCTTACCTTTATTATACACCCCCGTTCCGTGTTTGTCAATAGTTTTTCAATAGTTTTATAAATAATTTTTCCCGAACACTTCCCGAAACTCGTCCACCGTCCAACCGTACTCGTTCATCGCCGTTTGTTGCCCGATTTGCTTTAAGCGTGCATCCGTTTCCTGATTGTAGTGTACCCCGTGCGGCGGCTCGTTATGACACCAATGGCACAAGTGAACGGTTAGCCCGTACTTCTCCGACTTCTTTCTGTTTGCCGTGCCGTTGAAAATATGATGCCGCTCTATCCACTCCGCCCGTCCGCAAATGTAACACCTATCTTCGCTATCGCCTTTGATTATAGATTTCATTGTATTGCAATACCATAGCAAATTACTTCGCAAATTACTATTGCGAATTCGGTAATCATAAATAATGTCGCGAGCGTTCTATCGCCATTTTTCGCCGCAACCACCATAAAATAACCAATCACTACCACAATGATTAAAAACACCGTGCTTATTGTTACAAATAATTTATCTTTTGTTTGTTTTTTCATACGCTCTTGTCCTGTGCAAACTCGATATACTCCGCTGTGTTGTCAATTCTGACCTTGTAACTGTCTCCCCGCAACGACGGGTAAAGTTCCATAACCTTGCGCCTTGCTCGCCCCACGGTTTCCATTGACGGCAGTTCTTCCGCCTTTACCAAGTTCGCCAACTCGTTGAACGGTATGCTAACCGAATATCCATACTTGTTTAGAACGAACCCGTAAAGCACGAAGTCGCAATCTCTTGCTCTCGGCTTTTGCTCCAAAATCTCCTTAACAATCTCCGCTGTATTCCGTATCTTCATTTTCGTTTTCCCCTAAAAGTTCCATAAGTTTGGCAAGATGTTGTTCCTTGCGTTTATTCGGGCATTCGATTACAAGCCGAATATCGCCCCTTGTGAGCCTGTTATTTATTTCGTCGATTACTTTCTTGCGTCCTTGCTTAATTCCGTCGTAATAGCCTTTTGCGGGCTTTTGCTCGCCCAATGCCTGTTTACCTTGTCCCTGACTTCCCGTTGTTTTGTTAAGCAACTGATAACCGAGTTCGTGGCACTTGCGTATCCACTCTTGCTCCAAATCGTTGAGTTCGTTTTCGGCGCAATAAATGACTTTCTCGCATTTCCATTTGTCGTCCTTGGCGAACGGTGCGCCGATGCCGTGTTTGCGTAAAGAAAAATCTATGTGTTGTTTGTAACCCATAGGATGTTCCGCAAGTCGTGTAAGGACTTTTTTTGCCTGTCCAACATAAGCAAACTTGAAACCGTTGTCATCGTATCTCGTAAGTATGTATATCCCGCTCTCGTCTTTAAGGTCGTAAAATTTGAGCCATTCTCTTTTGTTCTTTTGCAATATGGCGTATCGCTGCTTATTGTTCATTTCCCATTCTCCCATAAAGATTTCATTTCCGCCAATTCTTCGGGTGTTCTCGTGTCTATGCCCAGTGCTTGCGCTTCTTCAACAATTCCCGAAAGGAAGATACTCATCTCTCTTGTGTCGTACTCGCTACTGCCTTTGTAAACCCTATAATGCGTAAACTCGACACCGTTGACCTTTCCGTATCCTGCGACTTCTGAATACTTGACAAACCCGCTTATGTCGATGCCCGTCTTAACGCTTATGAGTTCGCCCTGTCCGTACTTTTTCAGCATCTCAAAGTAAATCTCGTCTTTGCTCGCCCGCAGTTCGTCCGCAATCGCCGTGATTAAAACCCACGCATACGCATTTGCATCAAGGCTTCGCTTCTCTCGGTGTTGTTTAATCGTAATGTCAAAGTCTTTGTCCGCAAGGTTGGTTAAGGCTTCGAGTTTCGCTCTCGGAGCGGTGAACGTTACTTCGACCGTTTCCCCAAAAGTGATTTTAGGCTTTTTGCTCGTAAACTCTATCATTCTTCCCAGCCACATTCGGGGCAATATCTTCCAACAACTTCGTTTACTTGATAAGCAGGTCTTCCGTCAAGATACCCTATGTCGGTTTCAACCTTGTTTTCAAGTTCTTCCCCACAATCAGGACAACGTCCGTCGTCGATAAGGTCTTGTTGAACGTCTTTCAACTTGTCGAACGCCCAACCTTGCAAGGTGTACCATACGTCTTCCGCCTTGTGGTCTTTTAGTTCTTCGATGATGTCTTTCAAGTCGTTCGCCGCATCAATTCGGTCGTCATAATTCTCGCTGATTGCTAAATCTAACATATCCAATAATGTCTTCATTTTCAACTCCTTTGTCATTTTCGGGCAACGCTATGCCAAAAACTACTGTTCCGATTTTTCGCGCGAAATAGTCCGCGTCGCTTAACTTTCTAAATTTGCAACATACATTGCCGCAATATACCGTGTACATCAGTCCTTTCCTCTATAATAGACGTAGTTGTAGTACGCTCTGCGCGTTTTTGTTTCTTCCTTTTCCTTGCGCTTGTACTCGGCTTTCCAAGCCTTATAGACTTCGCAATTATCGTGGCACGCTTCCGTTCTGTTCGGACACTTGTAGCAACTATTTTCAGTCTTCATCTTCAATACTCCTGTACTTCTGCGGTCTGCCCATTTTCTTCATAAGCCCGTTTGTTTTGCGGTTTACAACTTCGTCCACCGTGGGTATTCTTCCGAGGCGTTTGCACATTTCGTATATCCACGTCCTCGACACTCCCGTGATTTCTGCCAATTCCATTACTGTCATTCTTCTTCACCTCTTATTGTTACTCTTATTTGCGATTTGACCTTTGTCAATTTTTGGCACTCGCTATATACCGTAGGATAATTTTCTTTAAGTTTTTTGCTGTCAACGCTCAATCTGTCTGTCGGGGGAATATAAGTTACAAGCACTTTCCCGTTGTCCCAACTCTTTATGCCTTGCGCCTCAAACAGTTTCAACAACTCGCCCCTTAATCTGTCCCGCTCGTCTTGCGCGGCTTTGGCTTGTTTCTCAATCGCCATAAAGTTCGCTTCCGCCTGCATATATTGCTTTTCAAGTTCTGCGTCGATTACAAGGCAAGAACGCTCGTATATCGTGTTGTTATATTCGCAGTCGAGTAATCTTTCAATCTCGCTGTCTTCGACCTTTTCAAGCCGTTCTACGGTCATTTTACCGTCCTTGTCGTAGTGGAAACAATAAAACTCTTTCGCGCCTTTCCATTTCAGCATTTTGCCGTTGACTTTCTCGTCGCCCAACTTCCGCGCGAAATAGTCCAAAAGGCTCACTTGCCACGATACATATTCACGATTGAGTTTTGCCGTGGTCTTATGGTCGCCGATAATCAAAGTCCTGTCTTTCGTAATTCCCATTACGTCAGCAGTCCCCGCTATAACCATTCCGTCCTTTTCGTAGCCCAATAGTTGTTCGCCAACTCCGCAATCAAGGTTTTCCGCCACCCATTGCTTGAACTGCTTGCCTTGCTCGGTCGTCGGCTCGTATTTCGCTTCGTTGAGTACGTTTTCAAGGTCTTTATGGATAGCCTTGCCCTTGTTTGCGCTTTCCTTTAACTTTGCCTTGCTAACTCCCGAATAATCGGGGGCAAGCCCGTGCTTCGCCAAAAGTTCGGTCACGGATATGCTTGCAATGTCCCCGTTTACGGTGTAGATGTGTCCTTTGTCTTGAAATTCGATATTCATTTTTTGCTCCCTTCAAGCGATTTTTCTTTTGCGTTGATAACAAACTCCGCTTGCTGATAAGTAAGGTCGTCAATGCTTGATACACGGAACTTTTTAAGCACATTCGGAACGATGATTTGCAGTTCCTCAAATCTCTTTTTTTGCTTTTCCGTCATAGGCTCGCCCAGTTCGATAGGTAAGTCTTCACCCGCATAGATGTACAAGCCTAAACCAAACATCGCTAAATTCTTTGTAAGACACCTCATAATAGTTTTGTTGATGTCGAACATCGTTGCGGCTTCAACGGTTTTCTTGAATGCTTTATCGCCACTCCCAACCGTATAAGTATAAGGCTCTGCTTTCATCGCTTTGTTCGCGCCGTCCATTACAGGCAACCACATTCTTCTCGTAAGTCCCCTTGCCGTTATGTTCGTGAATACCATATATCCCAAATTTGCGTCATATTGATAGCACCTCATAATGCCGTCTTTGTCCGCAAAGTGTTCAATTTCGTATGTCGCGTCGGGACAAACTTTCAAAAACTCTTGCCAAGCCCACGCCCACGAAAGGTAAGTAAGGTCTTTTTTGAGTTCCGTGTGTTCGTTTACATTCAACTGTATAAGTTTCTTAAACAGTTCTTCTTGTTCTTGTCTTAAATCTGCCATTTTTTGCACTCCTTTTCTTTAAGTTCACCTTTATTGTAGCACATTGTTTTCCGTTTGTCAATAGTTTTTTTAATATTTTTTTCATAAAAAAACACACCCGTTATCGAGTGCATTTTTCGAGTTCTTTCTCATATCTATGCCGTGCCTTTTCTTCCGTGTAGTATATCGCAGTGTAAAGTTGGTTATCTTCCATAAAATAGACCGCCCACTTGCTTTCTCCGATTTTCCGCATCGACGGAATTGCCACAATCACCCTGCCGTCATTTGTTCTTATCATTCCCATTTTTATTTTTCTCCTTCCATTTGTCAAAGTAGTGATAGCAATGTATCATTCCCACGCACCCGAACACATCAACAAGCCCGCATTGCGCATATAATAGATACTTTGTCTGTTGCGCCGATAAACGCCCTATGCACGCTATAAGACCTATGTTCGCCACAACTATCAAGGTGATTACAATCGCCGTTCCTAATGCCTGTATCGCCCTGTTGCGGTACTCTTTCCACTTTTCATCGTAGTCAATCATTGTTCGCCAACATCGGAAACACTATCAGCAGTGTTATTCCGATTACAATCATCGTTATCGTATTCATAGACAATCTCCCGACACATCTTTATTGCATCCGACGACGAGAAGCGTGCTTTTCCCGTCCAGACCGCCGTAAGGTTAGAATGCAGTTGTTGCAATAATTCGTTCGCCTTTGATTTACTCATTATATCATACTCCCGTGGTTTTGTAAAGTCCTTTTTTAGTCAGCCGAGAAAGGGCGGTTTCCCGACTTCGGGTGTTATTTTATTACGTTGTTATTTTTTATTTACGCCGTCGCCGCCCCGACGGTGCATTGCTATAAGTCGATATTCACTCTTTATAAACCGTGTATTTCACGCTTTTCTTGTTTTGCGTGTCAAATACGATTATTCGCTCATTCGTTGATTTTGTGAAACTCCACACACAATCTTTGCTTCCCGACGAAACACATCGTCTAACACATTCAAGTGCCGTTGCTTCGTCAGTGTCGATTATATGTATTATGATTTTCTTTTCGTTCATCTCCAATTCTCCCCTTTGACTTCAATCTGCTCGCACATTTCCCTTATGCGGTCGATTGTAACAATATCATACCCTTTTTGCATAAGTGTTCTTAAAGTGCTGTTAGAAGTGATTATAATCGGTCTTTCGCCTATGTAACGGTCGTTGATTATGTTGTATATTTTCGACTGCAACCAAGTGTCCTGATTGTTCTTCATAACAACATCTTTGCCGAAGTCGTCCAAGAACAGGAAGTCGCATCGCTTTATTTCCGTAAGTTCGGCGGTCGCATTCTCGTAGATAAGGTCGATTATACGGTTTATGTTCGTAAATTTGATTTTATAGCCTTGCTCTAAAAGGTCGTTCGCCATACACGCCGATATATGCGTTTTGCCCATTCCAGTATTGCCGTAAATGAATAAACCTTTGCCGTCCTTAAAGTTCTGTCTTGCGTTCGTGCAATAGTCTTTACACACTCCGACGGCTTTTTCATACTCGTCCGTTCCCCTTGCGCTTGTTTCAAAACTTACTTTGGAATATCGTTCGTCCATAAGCGATATTTCTTTAAGTTGTGCAATTTTCTGCAACAGTTTCCACTTGCGCTCTTCGGCTTCATCTTCACGGTTTCGCCTATCCCGACACTCGCACGCACACATCACAAGATTGCCGTTTTGGTCGATAAGGTCGGGCATTGCTTTCGGCGTGTTGCAGTTCGCACAATACAACACATCGTCTTTAATGTACTCGCCATCGGTCATAGTACTTTCGTATCTCTTTAATGCCAATAAGTATAATTGTGTATCTCTTTTCATTTTTCGTTCTCCTTAAAAATATCTTAATAAGTCTTTGTCGCTGTAATTAGAAAGGTCAGGTCTTGCTTTTCGCAGTTCTAAAAGTTCACGCTGTGTCTTTTGTTCTTCCGTTTCTTCCGTCGGCGCAACTTGCTCGTAATTGTTCGCCCAGCACTCGCCGTTGAAATAAGTCGCTCCGAGTTTTATGTAGCGTTTATCGGTGTTGCTAACTCTTATATGATTGCTGTAAGTTTCAACGCCTTTTTTGATTTCGTCAAAACTTGCTTTCTTCCGAGCGGTCTTATAAGCCGAAAAAGCCTTTTTCTTATCTTCTTTGCGTGGATAGACTTTCCAGACTTCTTCAAACTCTTGTTCGAGATTTTCTTCTTCTTTCTTTTTTATATTTTTTTCTTTCTCACAAGTGATATTTATATCACTAATATTACAAGAAATCTCAGAAGAAGTCTTTGTTGTATTCTCTGTATATGTCTCCCCATTGCGAGTAGATACCTCTCTATCGGCTGATACCACCCCTCTCCCCTCTGCGGATAGATAGGTATATGATTTTTTGAAAGTGAGTTCTTGTATTTTTTCAGGGTTTATGCCCAAAAAAAGCACATTCCCACAGCGAATATCACCGCATTCTACTGTCCTTAACTCACGATAAATCGCGCCTTTTTTCTCCAAAAACTTAATAGCATTTACTGTTTCGTTTTTTGAAAGTCCAAATTGTTCAGCGATACTATCATAAGTTCTTTGTAGCAAATCTGCACTAAATTTTTTCTTATATCCGACAACACGCCCTGTCTTTTCGTCTCGAACTTCAACGGGTTTGTACCAATACACAATATCCGCTAAAATTACAATGGCTTGAAAGTAAGGCTTCCCGTCGTCTTTTTTTAGCGTTTCATACCACATTTGCGGAATAATATTTCCCGTTATTGCAATCTCGCCTATTTTATCTACAAGTTCATTTCCCGTTGTCATTGTCTTTCTCCTCTTTGAAATATTTTGATTTTAAGTATTTTCTATTATAAAGTATGCCCTCAATTTTCATCAATGCCGTAAGTTCGTCATCATACTTTTCACAAGCAATATAAATAGCATTCATCGTTTCGTCCTCGCCGTATTTCTTTGCCATATCTACTACTTTGAGAATGCCGTCAATCGAAAGTATTACGCCATAAGTGCTTAAAAACGCTTCCCTTGCGTATTCCATTACATTTAGGTAATTTTCCATATTCACGCTCCTTTTCGTATAAAAAAACCGCCTAAACTTCCCTTAAAGTGATGGATAGGGTTGTTTAAGCGGTTATGGATAACCGATATTCAGTTTGCCGATACTTAATGCCATCACCCACCAAATATCGATTACTCTTATATCATACACCCCTTTTCTGCGTTTGTCAATACTTTTGTTGCAATTTTTTTATAAAATTTATGCTTGACTTTTTGCGCTTTATCGCTTATAATAAAATTATCATTTAAGTTTCCCCCTTTGTTTTAGGCGATGATGTGGCAACACTTTGTCGCCTTTAATCTATAACTATGAACGAGAACGTTATCATAACCGACAAAAAGAAAATCGAAGAAATACGAAAGGCGTTGCAGTCGATGGAGAGTTCTTTTGAACACATCAAGCCCGCCGCACCTGATAAATTGCCCGAAAACGCAAAAAAAATATGGTTTGGTATTGACAAGCCTTAATTACTATGCTATAATACCATTGTCGCCACACGAACGACTGACATCATTTTTACACTCCGATTTGGAAAGCAAAGCCCCCGACGAAATGCCGAGGGTTTTGTCTTTTAGTTAGCAAGTTTTTCCGCTTCAATATC